GAGCAGATGGGCGCATACATGGACGCTAAGATAATTAACTTAACTAACAAGGCATTGAATAACAACAACCCGACAGGGGATAACAATAATACGCAAGCGTAATGAGAGAGAAACGCACCATAACAGGAACTATAAATTACCGCTCCGAAGGCGAAGGCATGCCAACGCAGTTGGGCGGTATTGCCGCGGTGGTAAACAGCGCAACGGATTTGGGTTACTTTGAGGAAGTAATAGCACCGGGCGCGTTTGATTACGCATTGGGCAAAGAATATGACATACGCTGCCTATTCAACCACGAAAGCGAGTTGATTTTAGGGCGCACCAAGGCGAACACTTGCAATGTGTTTGTTAACGGCGACGGAAATTTAGAATACACTTGGATTCCAGATTACGAAAACCCGACGCATGTTAGCGTGGTGCGCAGCATTATGCGCGGCGATATTACTCAATCTTCGTTTGCCTTCACTATCCGCGAGCAAGTTTGGACAGAATCCGAGAAATACGGAACTATGGGCAAGCGCGTGGTAAATGTGATTGAGGATTTATACGACGTTAGCCCGGTTACATATCCCGCATACGAGGAAACCGAAGCAGACGCTCGCAGCATTTTAAAGATGCGCGACGAACAGCGCGAAATTGACGCGGCCGAGCAGTCAAAGGCCGACGCTGATATTATTAAATTGATTGCAATCAGATACAAAAATTATTAATACATGAAAAATATTAAGGCACTTAAAGAAGAGCGCGGCCACTTGTTAGACGAGTTAGCTGGCTTGCAGACTGTTATCGAGCGCGAAGCTCGCAGCATGAGCGAATTGGAAACCAACAGATTGAACGACATTGAAGCGCGTTTGTCATCTATTGCCAACGAAGTAGAGAAGTTAGACAAGCTTCAGAACTTGGCTGCACAGGCTGCTGGAAACAGCGTAAGCCGTAGCGAAGAGAAAGAAAAATCTAAGATGAAGGATCAGTACAGCTTCAAGCGCGCTATGGAAATGGCTATCTCTGGCCGTCGCGATGGCGTAGAGGGGGAGTTCAACGCAATAGCTGCTGAAGAATATCAGCGCAGCGGTGTTTCTGTTTCTGCTCATTCAATCAAAATTCCTTCCGAAGTTTTCAAACGCGACATGACTGCTACCGGTGGAAGTTCAGGTTCCGAGGGTGGCGTAAACATCCAAACTTCAGTCGGTTCTATCATCGACGTATTGTTGCCTCGCACCGTGTTGCGCGGATTAGGCGTACAGCAGTTGTCAAACTTGGTTGGTAACTTAGACCTTCCAACTGCTTCAACTTTGCCAAGCGCAGGTTGGAATACCGAGAATGGTTCAGCTACTGAAAAAAGCCCTGCATTCAGCAAGGTAACTTTTAGCCCTAAGAGATTAGCTGCTTATATTCAGGTTTCAAACCAGTTAATGTTGCAATCATCTAACAGCATTGATGCTTATGTTAGAAATTGGTTATTACAGGCTATGGCTCAATCGATGGAAGCTGCTGCGATTAAAGGCGGTGGTTCTAACGAGCCTACCGGTATTATTGCCAACGCAAACGTTAACGTAGTTTTCGCAGGCGGTGCAACTTCAAACGCTACCAACGCTAACGGAGCTGCTCCAGTTTGGGCTGACGTAGTTAACTTGATGAAGGCAGTTGAAAACGCTAACGGCGATGGTGTTGCTTACTTGACTAACCCATTGGTAAAGGCTAAATTGCAAACAACTCCACGTCAATCAAGCGGCGTTGAAGGTAACTTTATATGGCCTGCTGGTGGTTCTGAATTGAACGGTTACCCTGTAGCTACTTCAACTTTGGTTCCTTCCAATTTAACTAAAGGTTCTTCCTCTACATTGAGCGCTGCTATTTTCGGAGATTTCTCTAAGATGGCTTTAGCTTCATGGGGTGGTATGGAATTGACTGTAGATCCTTATAGCGGCGCAACTGCTGGCTTGACCAACGTTGTGTTGAACGCTTACATGGATTGTAATTTATTACAGCCTGCGGCCTTCGCAGTTTGTAAGGACATCGTAGCCTAAACATAGACGTGGCGCGGCCGTTATCCGCGTGCGGTGCTGGTGGTTAATTCTGCCAGCATCGGCCAATTATGAAAGTAAGATTTTTAACCAACCCAACCGGCAAGTGGAATTTATCCTATAGCCTTGGCGAAGTTGTGGAATTGGAAACAAAACAGGCCGAGCTGCTTATAGAAGCGGGCGACGCTGTATTGGTGGAAGAGGCCAAGCCGAAAAAAGTAAAGCCAATTAATCCCGAAGAGGGCGACTAATGATTACAGGAAAACGCATTATATCCTATAGCAACGCTGCTACTGATTACGTTTCTTTGACGGAAGCGAAGCAGCATCTGCGCGTAACGTCTACAAGCGACGACACATATATCAGTAATTTGATTATGATGGCTGTAGATGCGTGCAGTCAGTACTTGGGCTATAGCGTGCGTAAAGCATCGGTTCAGTATGGGTTTGATAACTTGGTGGGGCAGCCTGCAATTATGAATCCAGTTAACGGAACGGAGCAGCCTATAGGTAATTTGCTGCGCATACCCGGAAGAGTTCTAAGCTTGACAAACGTACAATATGTTAACGACAATAATACTGCGCAGGCGTTTAGTGATTATATTGTTTCGCCTCAGCCATTGGGTAGCTACGGCCGCACCTTATTTATAACGGATGCGCCGAGTTCGACTACCGACGACACTACCAAATATTTGGTATCTGTTGTTGAAGGCTTTGAGCCGCCATCGGCTACGGGTGTAGACGCAAGCGACATCATGCCGCAATCGATTAAGTTTGCTGCGCTGTTATTGGTGGGGCAGTATTATGATAATAGGCAGTCGATTGTGGTAGGTACGATTCAGAGTAAAATGGATTTTGGATTGCATTATTTACTTGATCCTTATAAAGCAAATTACTTTATATGAACGCGGGCAAATTCGACGAGCTTATTAGTTTGCAGTCGTACACTACAACGACCGACAGCGCCACAGGCGAAAAGCTACAGACCTGGGCGCAGTATGCAACAGAGTGGGCGCAAGTTGTGGAAGCACCGGCGGGAATTGAGCAAGTGAACGGCGACCGCCGCGAGCATAAACAGACGGTAGATTTTACAATCCGTTATAACGGAAGCGTAAGCGTTTACGACCGCATCGAATGGGGTGGGCAATATTTTAATATTATTAATATTCAGGATTTGCAGCGCCGCATGTATTTGAAATTGCAAACCGAATTGACCAAATGAGCAGTAAGGTTACTGGCATTGAGGACACCATTAAAGCGCTGAAAGCGGTAGGCGCAAGCATCGAAGGTAAGGAATTACAGGACGTTATGCGAGGTGAAGGCCGTAAGGTTATAGCCACGGCAAAAAGTTTGGTTCCCGCTGACAGCGGCGACCTACGCGATTCGATTGGATTCATAACAAGCAAGGACGATAAATTTAAAAGCTCGGTGTTAATTGGCACGCGCCGAAATTATTACAACCATTATTTGGGTGTTATGTACGAATTTGGAACAGCGCCGAGAATACAAAAAAATGGGCGTTATACCGGTACGATTGAGCCGCGGCCATTCATGCGCCCTGCGCTTGATAAAAATAAGCAGTCGATTGTTAACGGCATATTTAAGGGCGTTTCAAAGATTGTAAGTAATTTAGCGAAAAAATATAATTTAGAATAACATGCCAACTACAGGACCAGTAAACGGAACGTTAATCGCGATATACAAAGATATTAGCGGTACACTTACCAAAATCGCAAACGCTACTTCAAACAGCTTCGACATTACGGCCGACATGATCGACGTAACGAGCAAGGATAGCGCAGGCTGGAAAGAATTTATAACCGGTGAAAAAGGTTATACACTATCAATTGAAGGTATCTTTGAAGAGGATGGCAGCGTAGGCGCTGGCGCATTGTCTTGGAAAGATGTAATAACCGATTTGACCGCAGGAACTTCCGTTACTATCGTAATGACCAGCAACGTAAGCGGCGATCTAAAATTGAGCGGAGCTGCATTTTTCAGTAACTTGAATTTGTCAGCACCGAACAACGACAAAGCTACCTTTACCGCTACCATTCAAGGAACTGGTGCGTTAACCGTAGGCACAATCTAAGATTTACCATTGGTTGGTTTTCATAATGAATAGCCCCGCTATATGTGGGGCTTTTGTTGTTATATTTGCAGAATGGAAATTAAATTTGGTAAAGAAACTTTTGACATGGTGTTTAACATGAACTCAATTAAAGCAGTTATGTTGGACGCAGGAATGGAAACATTTGCAGATTTGCAAGGGGGTGGCGACATAGCGAAGCAATTAGATTTCGGGTTATTGTGCGCTTATCATGGCATTAATGAAGCCGCTGAAATTGTAGGCAAGCCGAAGCCATTTATTTTAATTGCTGACCTTGGGCGCAAGGTTTCTAATTTCAAAGAGATACTGCCAGCAATGGAAGCCTTTGGCGCATCGGTTACGGAGTTTTTTAAATCCGACGAAGCAGGGGGAAAGTAACCGCCAAGGGTGAAGGCGCGCCGCTAACTTGGCAGCTTATTGAGCGCATTGCATTTGGCGAAATGTGCATGTTAGAAAACGATTTTAAACGATGCACGCCGCGTTATTTTCGGATTAGATTACATGGGTTAAGGCAATCACAACAGGCGCAATACAGGAACGAATGGGAGCGCACACGATGGCAAACTGCGGTTATGTTGTCGCCGCATAGCAAGCACCCTGTAGATCCTTTGAAATTAATTAGATTTAGTTGGGAGCGCGACACGTTAACAATATCCGAGAAAGTAGAAAAATATAAAACTATCTTTGACAAACTAACGCCAATAGCATCAGCATGAACGCCGTCAAAGTCGCCTATAATATTATGAGTAGCAATGCCGCGCTTACTACATTAGTAAGCTCGCGCATAAATCCGCTGCGAATACCAGAGGGGAGCGCATTCCCTTCAATCAGTTATAACCTAATTAGCATCGTACCTACCCCGACTAAGTCAGGACATAGCCGAACAGATTGGGCGCGTGTTCAGGTTTCTATTTTTGGGACGACATATCAGAGCGCGGCTAACGTAGCCACAGCGGTGCGCACAGCATTTGAGGCGGTAACGCTTCCGGGAACCTTTGCGCAAGTGAAAGTTCAGACAATAGAGTTTGACGCGCAGAACGAGTTGACCGACGACGAATCGGCTTTTGCTGGCGTGTATCAGATAACGCAGGATTATATTATTAACTACACACGATGAGCAGATTAAACGTTGTCATTGGAGCGGATATTAAACAGCTCGAAACGAACTTTAATAAGGCCGTTAAATTAGTACAGGAAAGCGGCGACGGCATGAGCGCCAGCGTTGCGAAGGCTGCTAAGGATATACAGGATAGGTTGCAAGCATTGGCAAGCGCAAAGCCTACCGCTCGCGTAGTTCGTCAGTTGCAAACCATGGCGATGGAAGCCCGTGCAATGGGGCCAGCATTTTCCGAAATGGCAGACGAGTTTATACGCGAAGCCGGTAGGATGCAGGACGAAATTGGCGACACGCGCGCAGAGATTGGATATTTCGCAAGCGACACGCGAAAGCTCGACGCTGTAATAGGTGGAGCGCAAGCGGTAGCCGGGGCATTTGGATTTGTTGAAGGGGCATTGGCTGCGGTCGGTGTTGAAAATGAAGACGTGCAAAAAAGCATGGTTAAGCTTCAAGGCATTATGACAATGCTTAACGGATTGACTGCGATACAAAACGCATTGCAATCTGAAAGCGCCGTAGCTATTGGAGCGACTACAGCCATACGAAGGATTGAAGCGTATGTAATGGGGCAGGCAACTGTTGCCGCGCGTGCATATTCTGCGGCATTGGTAGCGACTGGCTTTGTCGCAGCCATTGCTGTGATATCTGGGATAGCCATGGCGTTTGCCGAGGTAGGCAGAAAAACGCAGAAAGCAAAAAAAGAAACCGAGGATTTCTATAAAGTACAGGAAGAGAAAGCCAAGAAAACAGCCGAACTAATTAGTAAGTTTGACGACGAAGTAATTGGCAAGGCAGTAACTAACGCAAAGCGTAAAGGGTTAACCGACCAACAATTGCGCGACGCTGAATTGAAAGCCGTTGAAGATGCGATAAAAGGCAGAAAGGCGCAGCTTGCGGAGGAGGAAAAATATTCTGCACGTTACACCGAAATATCAAATTATATCATGACGTTGGAAAAGCGTAAGGAAGATTTGATAACGGAGAACATAGTGGCTGCAAATAAAAAGCGCGAGGATTTAGCCAAAAAGGCAGCGGAAAAGCAAAAGGAAATTATTGCTAAGGCATTAGAGGGGTATACAACAATTTACAATCAATTCGGTTTTAAAGCGGCGCAAAAATATAGTGATTCATTTGGTAAGAAATTTAAAGCGGAGCCAATTAACCCAAGTGATTTAAAAGGCGCAGGTTTGAAATTAAGCAACTCAATGGATGAAGTTGCGAAGCAAGTAAACAAAAAACCCATTCAATTAAAAATCGACGTACAAACCGAATACACGAATTTCATTAAAGACCTTATGCAGATGCGCGACGCAATCGACGCGGCATTTGAACAGCTAATTGAAAGCACACTAACCGCAATCGGTGAGGCCATCGGCGGAATGATAGCAGGCGAGCAGGGGGCATTTAGGAATTTCGGAAACGTGGCGCTTAAAGCGGTGGCGGATTTTATGAAGGCATTTGGTGCGGCATTGATTACAACGGCCATAGCTTCGGATGCTTTCCAAAAATTAATATTAGCCAATCCAATTGCGGCAGCGGCAGCGGGTGTTGCATTGGTTGCGGGTTCTGCGGTAATTACGGCGCAGCTTAAGAAAGGTCCCGAGTTTACAGCGTTTGCTGATGGTGGTATTGTTTACGGACCTACATTAGGCCTTATGGGGGAATATCCCGGAGCGCGAAGCAACCCGGAAGTAATTGCACCATTGGATAAATTAAAGGATATGATTGGCGGCGCAGGAAATGAAAGCGGATATATAGCAAGCACGCACATAAGCGGCCGCGATTTAGCGATAGTTTTAAATAGATACAATAACGATTACTCACGCGGATAATGGCAAGGAAATACTACGGAACATTCAAGAGCTTCAATAATACCGATTGGAAGGTAGAGATACACGACGCGCCAACGGGCAGCACAACGGCGGGAACTGAACTAAAACTGGCAGGCGAAGGGTTTACACTCGACCGCGACGGCGAGGGCAGCAAATGGCACGAAAACAGGGTGAAGTCAAGCCGAGTAACTGCGCGGTGGGTTATACCTAACAGCACGGTGTTGGATGCGTTTATCGGGATTCAGACCGAAGCCGAAACTTACTGGACTATGGTTGTTTGGCGCGGCTCCGAGTTGTGGTTTGTTGGCCGCGTATTAGCCGACCAATTAAATAGGCTTCGCGAAAGCATCGACGGCAAGCCCGTGATTGAATTAACTGCGGTTGATGGGTTGGATTTATTAGACGGATACAACGTGCAGCCATCGTGGTTTACTTCAGATTTTATCCAGATAAATGTATTGATTAAAGAGTGCTTAGAAGAATTAAATTTGTCAGCTTATTGGGCATACCTTGGTAAAACAGATTATTATTTTTTCGACGCGCAAAGTATGTATGCGGCCGATGCAAGCCGTAAAGGCGTTGACATGTTGCGGCTTAACGTGCGTACATTCTTACAAACCTACGATCCGTTTCAAGATATTAAATGGATTGATTTAACAGGGTTATACGATGAATTAAATATGGTTACATGCAGGCAAGCATTGGAGCAAGTGTGTGAGATATTTAATATTCGATTCATGCACGCCAATGGCGGCTATTGGATTACTGATGTAACATCGTATGCAGGTACTACAATCCCATACAGGCGCTATGATAGCAGTATGGTTTATAAGACAACGGGAACCTACAGCCATAGGCAAGCGCTTGGAACTTTGCCGGCGCGTCCACAATGGGCTGCTAAACCTAATTTGTATTATCAGCCTGCATCGCGCCAATGTATAATAGACACCGAAAGATTAAACATAGCCTATACGTCGCGCTATAGGGGCAATGCAAGCATAAACGCTTATGAATTAATTGCGACAGAAATACCCACGGGTTCAACGCCTAATATTGTGCCGTTTAAATTTAAGATATTAGTGAGGTTTGCATACCCTGCTAACTCTACTAAGAACTACGAGCAGGCCGAAATTATACATCGAACTTGGCTGGAGGATAGCAGCGGCAATAAAAAACAATTAGACGCAAATGGCTATTGGGTTAGCACTTCGTTTGTTGACGCTACCAACGAAAAAATAGATATTAAAAATCAGCAGGGCAATTGGATTACTTACAAATTTGAAAAGCAATGCACCACCGCACCGGTAGGATTTGACAAGCTTAGAATTAGTATTGATGAGGTTAACGTAATAGCTCCAATGTTTTCAAAGATTGGAGGATGGCGCACCGGTGGAACAATACGCGACGACGTGGCATTTTGGGGCAGCATCGACGTGGCATTTGCAACAACTTC